GATCATGTCCTTCAAATATAGGAAGAGCACGTTGAAAGATAGGTTCGTTAATCATCCACCGAGTTTGACCTTCCAAACTACTAGGGTCACAAACATACTTAGCACAGAAGTTTCCAAGACCTTTGTACCGACCGATAGAAGTCCATTGGATCAAACCATACCCACCAACCTTACATTCGGTATAGGAGACACGAGCACCACCTTCACAGATGTTGGAGATGAACTTACTCTCTTGCTTTATGTTACCCATGATCGTAGCAAGAGCATTACGATCAGTAATTCTTGTGTGTTCTTGTAGTTGTCCAAGAACATACTTCTCTTCTGGTGTGCAATCAGGACACGTCCAAACAGGTTTTTGTACAACCTCTGGAATTTCAATTGGTTCTGATTGAGTTGTCGGAACATCTTTTTCTGCATTAGGTGTAATTGCAACTGATGCAGCAAGAATGCTCATTCCTAAAATTGTTTTAATCATAATCCTCATAAAATTGTATCCTCAAGGAGGACCCTCCCTCATTCGGGTTGTTTACATTGTAGCATATATTCTACAGTATCTGCAACGTCATTCATAGCATCCCTCAGAAACGGTCTTTGACCAGATTCTTGTCTCATAGCTTCACTATCATCACATAGTGACCATCTCCATTGACGTTGAGATTGAGAATACCACAGATTGATTTTCATTTGAAATCAGTCGAAGGACACGGAAAGGGTGGGATTTGAACCCACGGATGCTTTCACATCGCTGGTTTTCAAGACCAGTGCCATAAACCACTCGACCACCTTTCCAATGAGTGGACCTCCATATTATAGGAGGTCTGGGTCAGAATGTCAAGAGACGTGGATTTTTCCCACCATACCAGCACCCTGGTGTGGACCACAGAAGAAATCATAATCTCCAGCGTCAGCAAAAGTAATATCTTGTGACTCGCCAGGACTAAACATCAATGATTCTCTTGAGAGATCAGCACGACCTTCAACAATAATATTATGTGGAGGTAACATACCATTCACAAAATGAACAGTATCTCCTGCTGAAATTGTAATGTCATTTGGTTCAAAAATTAAATTACCATTTGATCCCATTGTAACATCAACTGCCCATGCTGGAGCAGCAAGAAAAAGTGTAGCAAGTAGTGTAAAAAAGAACTTCATAAAGGTAGTTGTACAACTACATTATGTATCAGTATCACTCTAAATATTTTTCAATTACTTCTAATTGGTCATGAAAATGAGATATTTTATCAATCTCCGATTCTACTGCAGACATTATATCTGAATGCTCACCAATACCTACTGCATTGTGCATATAAATTTCAATATTTACTTTATGTTTTTCGATATTACCCAAAGCATTTGCTTTAAGTGCTTTTAAAATTCTTTGTTTCATGGGATAATTAGTATAATTTTAATTTTATTCAACGAGTGTCCCGTGGGATCTACGAATGACACGAAGTGCTTCGAGATTCATATCCTTGGTGCCACCATCATATGCATGAGCATAACCTTCTTCAATCATTTGTTCGTTAAGGGACACACTGTCGTCCCCAATGTAAAGCCAACCAAGAAGACGCCCATATTTACCGACGCCACCAACAAGTTCAGTCCTAACAGACAACTCATCATCACCAGCCAAAGTACCTTCGAGTTTTTCTTTGAGCCAGTTTGTTGCGTCGATTCCAAGAGCCTTCTCCTCTAAGTTTTTCGTTCTTTTTTCTGGCGTATCAACTCCAGCAACTCTAACTCGTTCTTTCTTGTATAAATCAAATCCAAGATCAATAGTGACATCGATAGTATCACCATCAAGAACTCTGTTAATTTCAGTCACTCGGAAGTTGTAACAACTCTTCCTGCTCGGGGGTGTCATTGCTCCCATGTTTGATCTCCTTTTCATCAATACCTAGTATATAGTAGATGGTATAACACGCCATACAGAGAGAAAGAAAAACCATAAAAATAACCGACCACACAGGATCGTTTACATTAGTATGTGGGTGTAATAATAAATTCATAGATAATTAAATTTAAAATCTAATACACCTTTATATAGTTCGTTCTTTAAATGAATAAGATGTTCTTGTTCAAATGGATGACCTCCAGGCCAAGTCTCTAATCTTTTACTCACACAAACATATAGAAGATGTACATCTTCTATAGTAAAATCATATGAATAATTCTTACCTGATTCTTCATCGTCGGTCATGGATTCTTAGGGTCTATTCCTAGACTGTTTAGGTACTCTTTCCACCAATCTGGATCTCTACAGATTTTCCAATCTGGTACAGGTTTTCCATTTTCAATTGTATAATATTTATATAAAGCATCATCTATAATCCGTGCGATCTCCATATTCCTCTTCCTCTTCGTCAACATCTGCATACGGATTTGCCACAAAGGGTCCTCGTTTTCGTAAAGGTTCTTTTCTGACATAATCGGTTTCTGAATTTACAGCAGATACCCAAACAGCAAGTTTCATTACTATAAAAATTAAAACCAGCGGTGTAAAACAACCGATTAAAATTACTGGATTCATTTATGTTTCCTCGTAAAAGGTTCCCAGTGTTCCCATTTATATTTATGTACAAGATCCATTCCTATGATAGGAACGACTATTAAGATCATTGATAGGAGTCCCAAAGACCAGGGAGTCTCCATAACATATCGAACAACCATTAGGACATGTGTCATTTTCCTCTATAGCGAATGGGCCATGTTAATTCCATACCAAAAACAAGCAATGTTATGAAAGCAAATACAAATACAGTACTCATAGTTCTATAATCGATAAGAAAAAAAGAATTACTCCCAAGGAGCAGACCAATCCAATTAAAATAAATGGAATGGTGTCAACTAGGGTATCCATTTGTTAGTCCCCAAATAATTAATACTGAGATTGAAAAAAATAAAATTGTTGCCGAAATAATTATATGGTTCATCGATTTTTCCAGAGGTCTAAAAAATAACGATCAACTTCATACAAATCGCCACGAGGTGGTTGATCTTCAATCCTGGACCATTCATTGCAGAGTGATCTCATTTCTGGTGTTATACCATGAGGCAAAAACATTCTACCAAATGATGACATGGCAAACGCAAATCTCATTCTAATGCGCTGTTCCATTTCCTGAGTAGGCGTCGGTTTCATAATAGTTATTCTCACCCTTTCTGTGCCCGAAATATGCGGTGGCACATATAAAGGGTAGTGATCCGAAAAGTAGGACATGTGCTAAAGTCATTTGGTTTACCAATCTCTATAAATCCAACCGTAGTCTTGAGGATAAATTACATAATCATTTTTGGTAGTGGAAGGTCTATATCCCATTGAGATAGCATCGAAGATTGTGCGGCATGCATCGACTGCATACTTTCCACCAGTAACCACAAGACCGTATCCATTGTCCAAACTAGACATACCACCAGCAGTGCCACAGTCAATATACGCGATGCCCAATTTTGTAAGACGCTCGGATCTTTTCCAACTGTCCTTAAAACTGCTATTGCCATGATCAATAATAATATCTCCATCACTAAGTAATGGTAATAACTCATCGATAGTTTCCTCTACTAATTCTGCGGGGATAGCAAGTTGAAAGATACCTGATTGTTCTGTATAGATTGTTTCCCCAGACTTCTCTCCATATACACATGTACTTGTTTTTACTACTTGAACAAGAGTTTCAATAGAAGTGGTACATCCACTGACATAACCCTTTTCAAATTGTTTTTGAGATTTATCATAGTTCCTCCTATAACCATGAACTTCTATACCTGATTTCATCATACGGCGAGAAATACTCTCACCCATACGACCTAGACCAATAATACCAACTTTCATAAATTTAAATTACAATTTTTAACCACGGAAGTAGTGGAGGAATTACTCCAATTAATCGGAGAAGGCCCTCAGCAAATAAAGCAAGAACAGTCCAACCAACCAGCATAGAAATAATCCCTGCATTGCGGTTGTGGCGTCGGATTGCATCATCGATCATCTCCTGACATTTCTCTTCCGTTAAATAGTGAGCGGGTTTAATTTCTTCCATCCTCATTATACCAGAAATCCTCCCAGTCTGCAGACGAATTTGTAACATCTTGGATGTTTGTGTTAATCCCTGAACTCTTTAGAAAATTCAAGAATGTCATTAAGAGCTTGATCATAACCAAATTTTTGTTGAATAGTAAGATTTGTTCGGAAAGTGTTTTCTGTTAGCCCTGTTTTCCACCTGTAAAGTCTTGACAATAGGTCAATTTTGGTCACGTAATTCTTAGCCATCATAACCCATATTTTCAAGCTATTTAGATATCACCATAATATTTTAATGTTGAAATGTGAGAGTATCTAAATAATAGCAGCCCAAACTATGAGCGTTATGAATAAAATTGTTCCACTCGTAATGTTATTGATGACAACATCAGCAGTACATGCTGGTGGTTTAGTATCTAAGCATGCTTCTAGTGTTCAATTATCTGTAGATGCCGCTAGATCACAAGCAACAAGAATTGGTTCGTCATTTAGTATCTCTGGTTCTAACATAGATACTACGGACGGCAACACAGCAGGCACAGTATCTGCTGGCACGATTACGTCTGGAGTATATGCTCCAGGTACTATTGCTGCTACTCAAGACACGGCAGGTTCTGCTTTCTCATTCAGTCAGTCCTATACACAAGCTGATGCAGTACCAACTTCCGCAGCAACTGTAGGTGCTATTCAGAACTTCGGTTCAATGACATCATACACAGCTGGAACTGCTGGAACTCTTGCTGGAACTGTCACCTCTGCTGGAGTCCTCACCATCACCGCCGGCGGTGCTGGAACCAGTGGAATCGGACAGTTTGTAAGTGAGATCACCGTAATTGACTGAAGGTTATCGTAATGACCCATTCTGGAAAGATAATTTGGTGTACTGTGACGAGTGCGGCGGCAATCCTAAGCTCATGTGTCACAGTCCTGGCAGTCCCCGTTGTCCCAAACTTCACCCAGGGAAGCATGACCAGCCACACAGAGACAACACAAAAAATAACTGAAACAATTAATTCAATGGATTATAACACTGGATATCAGTATTCTGCTACTGGTAGTGGTGTTTCAGCAAATGGAAATCTGTCTCCAGGGACAGGAACAAACAATGTAACTATTGATGGAGTGACATCGACATGGACAGGAATCAGCAACAAGCCCCAATTCACACAAACAATACCAGGAGGAGCATTTCAGTTTACAGAAACTTATTCTGGTCCAGGGCTAAGCAACCACACAATTATAGAACGAGTAACCGACGTGACTTCAATAACAGACACTACAAGTATATTCTCGCAATAGGATTAAGTGTATTATTTCCATCTCAAGCATATGCTGAGACTGTGGGTGGTGTTAGCGCCACAGCTGCTCCTGTTGCTAATTCTTCAGGTTCTGTTACTAATCAGGCAATACAAGTATTACAAGGTCCATACATCACAAACACTTACGGCGGTGGGATCCAGTGTCAGGGACCTACTATGAATGTTACGCCATATGTAACTGGTTCCCTTTCTCAACAGCATCCATTCCAAGATGAATATTTTGATAATGTATATGACATGAGAGATATGGATGAAGACGGCGCACCTGATAATCCAGGATCTGTGCTATACCAAGTTCCAGTTAGAACTGGTCAAAAGAACAATACTAATTTATCACTAGGATTTTCTGCAACATGGTCTAGACCACTAGACAGTAAACTACAAGATCAATGTAAAGAAGCGGCCGCATCTCAAATTGAATTAACTCAACAGTTAACTGCCAATAAAAGATTGGATTTTGAGATAGCTCGTCTTAAGAATTGTGGAGAATTGATGTTGAAAGGAATTCAATTCCACCCCAAGAGTCCTTACTATAAAGTCTGTGCTGATGTGTTGGTAAACAATCCACCAGGACATAAACATCCACACGTTCATGCTATTCCTTCCGTTTCTTCTTCCTTGGAAAAACAGAGCGCAGTACCTTCACAGCGTGATTCATCTGACGTTGTTCAGAACGGCGTTGCCCGACAGATTGGACAGGGGGAGTCTTACCCCTTAAGGTCGAAATCTTCTTCATCACCTTCTTTACAGCAGGTTTCACCGCTTTTAACAAAAGATCAGCTAAAGGTTTTGCAAGCAGTGCCGAAGCAGTAGCAATAACAGCAACACCACCTACTTGGACTACCTGGCCGCCGCTGGGTAGTCCTTCTATTATTTGTACTTGTATAGGAACTGGTTCTGTATCTTGAATACATTCATTCCCAAGTAATCTATACCCAATAACTTTTTCTCTGAACCCGTTGACAAATGTTCCAACGGGTTCTTTTGCTTGTTGTGCTTCTGTTGGACAATCTATCTTTGCAGTTTTAGCTGGGGGAGGTTTTATTTCTGGAGTCTCTGGTAATTCTGGAGTCTCTGGAGATTTTACAGGAGGAACTTCTGCTTCTTTTGTATAGGTTAAATTCTCTGGTTCAAACGAAAGAGCATTGAAACTAGGAACACCTGCATCACAATATGTTTTTACACCTTTAGGATCATCTGCAGATAATATTCCACTTTTTTGTTTATTAGTATTCTGTTCATGAGCTTCTACACACCCAGGCATATCAATAACTGGAATACCTATATTAACAACAACAGGAGAAACGATAGATGAAGTTACGGGTGGTGTATTCATCACATCAGATACCCTTATATCTCGGATATTTAAATTTGTAATTCTAATTTCAGGAATATCAGCCATATCTAACAATCATTGAATACTTGACCAACTTGAGAACCTAATGATGATCCTGCTCTTTGACCTAACAATAATGCCCAACCACCTGCTAACCAACCCACATAGGGGATGCTAGCGACCGCTGGGACTGCGATACCAGCAGCTATAGCACTACCTGCCATCGCACCTTGAGATCGTGCTCCAGCGTCCGCCGCTATACACTCGGCGCTTAGGGCATTTTGCTTTCCCTCTTCATCTATTGCACCTCCAATGTTTCGTGTACCATCCATCGTAAATTGATCACGACGATATTCACTACGTTTTTCAGAACCACCACCAAATAATCCTCTCCGTGCTTTGTCAAGATGTAAAGATCTTTCTGATTCTAAAATAGCAGGATCGTTTGCCCTATATTCAATTTCATATCCTTCTTTACCTGCTTTAATAGTATAAGAAGAGTAATCACCACGAGGAATATTAATCATGGGAACTTCTTTTACTGTAGGAGTATTATCTCTCAGAACATAACCAAGAAGTCCAATGTGAGAGATACCAACAACAGTACCTAAAGCAATTACAGTAATTTTAAACGGAGAGAAATTATTCATGGCATTTTAATAGGAAGTCCAGTCATACCACCAGTAGGAATTGCACCACCAGTCATCTCAGGAACTCCTGGAATAGCAGCATCTACCATACCAGGAAGTGCTTCTGTAATTGCTTCAGTGATAGCAGCAGTTACTCTCTCCCTTGATTGCTCGATTAATGTATCCTTTTGAACGTAAAGATAAGCACCACCCCCTAAGACAGCTAAAGAAACTAAACCAGATAACAACGCGACACCATTAATCAATTTTTGCATCTTTCTTCTCCAATGTAGGTGCTTGCTTTGAATCATCCTTCTTCTTAGAAGGCATGACACCAAAAGTAGCTAGCGTTCCAGTGAACACACTAGCAATAAAAGTTGGATCGATATTTTTTTGAGGAACACCAGGAACAGTTACATAATTAAGAGTCAGAATTGCTGCTGACCATCCAAGAATAATAACTCGAACGAGAGTTGATACACCCTCATCCGCCCATTCAAATTTGTTTTCCTTTTTAGATTCCTCTTTCTTTGGATTATCCATAAGTAAAGAGTTAGGCAACTCTATTTATTAAAAAGACTAATAAAATATTCAGCGTCTACTACAACTAATGGTTTCTTATGATTTTTTTTCATCACAACAAGAGGTTCATACTTACCACCATTAGCTTTTGCTTGTTCATAAGCTTCCCATACATTTAATTTTTCTACATTCTTACACTCAATACTATGTGGAAACCTTTCTCTAGCAGCACGTGCCATAATTAGATCTTCACCTCCAGCACCCATAGATCTAGATTCAATATCTTCAGGATGAATATCTAATCTTTCAATTAATTGTTCTCTAACCCACTTCTGTAGATTCCTTCCTTTCGCCTTCGCACTCTGAGGTTTCATATTATAGCTTTAAATTTAAGCTATATAGTTCCTCTGAACCCTAGCAGAGTTATTATACTGATAATCAACAGATGTGTCAATCCCTTTGGCGCCAGTCATCTGTTTTTTCCTGATGAAACCATTCAACTATTTCATCTATACTGCCGAACCCTGATCTGTGATTGGATGGATCGGGATCGCCAATATCCATCCTATTCATAAAATCATCTAAGCCACCTTCAGGCGCGTCTGGAGCGGTTGCTTTTCTTCTAGCCATACGTAACATAGCTTCAGCTGATTTATTAGACTTAGATAATTTCTGAGCCCAGATCATGTCTTCAATCTTTACCTCTTCGTTGTTAGCAATTTTCTTGCAGATAAATTCCATCCGCAAACGATATTGGGTTGACAACATAAAATTTTTTTCTACCAATAGTATTTAGATACAAAAAAAGGAGCCTTAAGGCTCCTCAATCCCATGGATCACGTATTTGTATTTTATTGCCTGCAGTTGGAATGCCTTTGCCAGACTTGACGGACCCCTTGAGAGGAGATCTCTCTCCTCCTGATTGGGTAGATTTGTCTGTAAGAGGTTTTCCCTCCAACCAGGCAAAGAGTAATTCGTCACAACTGGAAACCAGCGAACGTATCTTTTTGAACATCCTGCTTAATACCTCCAATAACATAGGATTCAATCTCAGTTTCCTGAGGAGCATTCTGCATCATCTTAGAGTTTAACCAATGTTGAGTCCAAGGTAATGGATTATTTGACATAGGAGTATCAAAGATTGGTTTGAAACCAATTGATTTCATACGACGATTAGCAATGTATTCAACATATGAGTCAAGTAGTTTAGCATTTAACCCGATCATAGATCCATCTTTGAATAGATATTCTGCCCACTCTTTCTCTTCCTCTACACAATCTCTAAACATTTGATATACATTCTCCTGTTCCTCTTCCATAATATCTAGCATTTCTGGATCATCTCCATTCGCCCAGTTCTTAAGAATGTTCTGAGTGATTACTAGATGTTGACTTTCGTCACGAGCAATCAATGAAATAATCTTTGCAGACCCTTCCATGAGTTTTAATTCACCAAAAGCAAATGTACATGCAAATGAAACATAGAAACGAATACCCTCAAGGATATTGACGTTCATTACTGCGCGATATAATTTACGCTTAAGTTCTTTTGTTTCCCACTTAGATGTTGGAGAATCTTTCCAATCTTGTCTCCACATATTACCTGTATCATATAAGTGAGCGAAACTAATCAACTCATCATATGCTTTAGTTACAGTTGTTGCACGACTTAGAATCTTTTTATCGTCAAGAATAGTATCAAATACTTCTGTAGGATCTGAATATACATTCTTAATGATGTACGTATAAGAGCGACTATGAATCATCTCCATGGTCTCCCAGATAGTCATACATGCCTCAAGCTCGGGTAGTGAACAATAAGGTATAAAAGCCATCCCAGGACCGCGCCCTTGTACAGAATCCAGCATGATCTGGTATTTAAGATTGCTGGTAAAAATGTGCTTTTGTTCTGGGCGTAGTGTCTGATAGTCCGCACGATCTTTTTGCAATGAAACTTCTTCTGGTCTCCAGAAGTAACCCAACTGTTGTTGAGTCAACTTATCAAAAATTGGATACTTATAAGTATCATATCTTTGAACCCCCAAAGGGGCTCCAAAGAACATTGGTTGTTTTTTAAGATCAGTTTTATTAGAATTAAAAACTGTCATTCCCTCTATAGTTTTTTTAGTATCCGACATAAACTCCATGTAATTCTCCTTAGATCTTGCAAGACTCACAGTCTTCTTCCTCCACTTGTGATAGTTGGTTGATTAAATTATCTACATCTGGTACATTATCCTTCCACCCCAGAGAGTGAGCAGGATCATCTACATCTTTCTTTGCGTCATATGTGTTTTGATAGTAAGAGGTTTTCCACCCAAATTTATATGTGGTTAAAAGATCTTGAGCCATAGAAGAAACTGGAACTTCATTATCTGGATAGTTTTCAGGGTTATAACTCCAGTTACCAGAAATTGCTTGGTCAAAGAATTTCTGCATCACGGCAACAATATTAATATAACCACGGTTAGATTCCATATCCCACAGAAGAGTATAATTATTCTTTAATGTGGAATACTGTGGAACAATTTGCTTAAGAGGTCCTTTCTTTGATTTTTTAACGGACAAGTAGTCACGCGGCGGTTCGATTCCATTGGTTGCATTTGACACAACGGAACTGCTTTCCGATGGCATTTGTGCAGACAATGTTGAGTGCCGTAACCCGTAGGTGGTGATAGATGTCCGAAGAGATTCCCAATCATAATTGTACTCTGGTTCTACTAATTCATCTACGTCACTCTTATATGTATCTATTGGGAGAATTCCATCGGAATATTTAGTATGAGAGAACCCATTACAAGCACCCTTTTCTTTTGCAACCTGGTTAGAAGACTTTAAAAGATAATATTGAAACGCTTCTGTGAGTTTGTGGACCTCCCCTAGAGCTGCATTATCGTTATACTTATATCCTTGTTTAGCAAGGTAATGAGCAAGACCAATAAAACCAACTCCAAGTGAACGACGATTCTTTGTACTTCTTTCAGCAGCAGGTACAGGATAGTCTTGATAGTCAATCAGTTCTTCCAGACCACGTACAGACAAATCACATAGTTCTTCCATCTCCTCTAAGTTACGAAGTTTTCCTACGTTAACAGCAGACAAGATACACAAAGCAATCTCTCCACCAGCATCATCAATATGATTAATAGGATCTGTTGGTAGAGTAATTTCTTGACATAGATTACTCATGTTCACCTTATCCTTGAAGGATGAGTGTTCATTACAATGGTCGATGTTCATGATATACAAACGACCAGTCTCTGCCCTCTCTTTGAGAATACTTAAAAAGAGTTCCTGTGCCCCGATAGTTTTTCTTGGAACAGACTGATCTGATTCATAGTCCACATAGCGAGCGTCAAATGCATCAGTACCAAAAGCATCATAGAGACCTGGTACGTCATGCGGTGAGAAGAGGCTAATCTCTTCATTCTTAATGAAACGTTCGTAGAAAAGTTTTGAAATTTGGATTGAGTAGTCAAGTTTCCTCACTCGATTGTCTTCTGTACCTTTGTTGTTCTTAAGAACAATGATATCTTCTATCTCTTGGTGCCAGATAGGAAAGTGAACTGTAGCAGAACCACCTCTGATGCCGTTCTGAGTGCAGCATCTGACAGTGCTTTCAAACTTTTTGAGGAAGGGGACAACACCTGTGTGTTGTACCTCGCCGCCTCTAATTTTAGCATTGATCCCACGAATTCTACCTGCGTTAATACCGATACCAGCCCTCTGTGCGACGTATTTACCAATAGCCATATCGCTGCTAAAGATACTATCGAGGGTGTCATCAACATCAACGAGAACACAAGATGCAAATTGACGCAAGGGTGTTCTGACTCCGGCCATGATTGGCGTTGGGATGTTGATTTTGTGTTTTGAGATTGCATTGTAGTAGCGTCTAACATAATCCAATCTAGTATCTTGTGGATAATCCTGGAACAAAGTTACAGCAATTAAGAGATACATGTACTGAGGAGTCTCATAGATTTTTCTAGAACTCCTATCTTGGACTAGGTATTTATCTACAACCTGCCTTAAACCGGCATAGGTAAACAACATGTCTCTATCATGATCAATCATTCTATCAATGACAAACCATTCTGCTTCAGAATATTTATTGTAAATTTTAGGATCGTAAATATTTACATTGTTTTGTAAGTGATCAGATATTGGAGGGAAACTATCTTTCCAACCATCACCGAATACCTGTTTATATAAACCAAAGAGTAGTAAACGAGCAGCAACAAATTGATAATTTGGATTGTCTAGACTGATCAAGTCACTAGCAGACTTAACTAGAATTTCTTGAATTTCATTCGTAGTAATACCATCATAAAATTGAATACCGGATTGAATCTCTACTTGTGATGGAGATACACCAGCTAATCCATCACATGCACAATCGACCATAGCATGTATTTTATCAAGGTTTAAAGACTCAAGATCTCCATTTCTTTTCTTAACTTTGGTTCCATTTGTCATACTTTTTTCCACTCGTTTAGTTTGATTGTTGCTTCTAAGCCTTGGTATGTGTTGCATTCTACCAGATTCTGCACGTCATGTCCAGCAAGAGACATATCGTTCAAATCCTTCTGTTTAATAGTTCTCGGAAAGATAACTACCTTATTACCACGCCTGATCTCTGACGTAATCTTATCAACAATTTGTCTAGATCTGGGTTCGTTGTCGAAGGTGTATATAAACTGATAATCATAAGAGCTGAGGTCAACATCGCTACCACACATAGCAATAGCATTGGTAATGAAATAACTGTCAAAGGGTCCTTCTGTGACATAAACTTTCTCTTTAGGATTTACTCTATCTAATCCAAATATTTTAGGATGTGATTCATCTGTCATTATAGTGATGTATCTGAGTGACGCATCTTTTTGTAAAGATCTACCCTGATACCCAATCATATTCCCATTTAAATTTAACAAAGGAATTACAATCCTACTTTCCTTAAACGTATCAGTCGTTCCGGCCCACTTATTGAAATCTTCAGCATAGTACAGGGTATGATAATATTTTTCTGGTATGTGCCTGTTTGCAAGATATTCTCTAGCGGGATGTTCTTTATTTAGTTCCGATATTTTCTTCAGACTTTTTAGATTTTCGGATCGTGAAAATACTGGTTTCTCAAATTCAAACTTGGGACTAGCAGTATTAGTTCCCTTACCGGTAAGTCCACGTTTATACCTCTCCATGACATATTCATCGTGGAGACTCACATCCATGTCTTTCAAAAAATTTGCAAGAGTTCTACCAACACCACAGTTGTGGCATTTGTAAACCATATCTGATTTCTTCAGAAAGAAAAACCCTCTTGCACGATTCCTGTTCTTCTTGGAATCGCCACAATAGGGACAACGAAAATTATAGAGATAGTCTTTCTTCTTTGAAAATTTTTCTAGTCGAGGGGAAATAATATTAATATACTTCAGATCAATAAAGGACATTACATGGGATTCACTCGTTCCACTACTGTACCATAGATCACAGAGGATGTCAATGGTTTCTGGGGAAGAGAAAGGATTGTCCCAAACAATTCGGCTGACTTTAGAACTATCACTGCAGCAGTAGCAACACCAACAGTAATCCACCTAAACCTTGACAGTTGATCAACCTTCTTTTCTAAATCCTCAAGATTATGTTCTACTCTAGTAATTAATTGTAGGATTGCTTGATCAGATTTATCAGACTCATCTAATCTATTTTCATGCCTCTCTAGGACAATGGCAATTCTTTGATTGCCCTCGGAAATTTTATCGACAGCAGATTCCAGTTTAGATAACATCTCTCTGGAAAGATCTTCATAAATGTCAAGTTTAGATTCTAACACTGCCACTTTTGAATTTGGGGTGAACATTTGTTTTAAGTTCTAGATTGAGCAAAAGCTTTTACCTTCTCATATGCATTAGTAGAAGAGTTGATAGATGTAATCATCTTAACTCTATTACTGGCATTTAAATTTTGGTATAAATTTACTATCTTACCAGCTTCTGAAGGTTCTACTGGTTGTTTACTACCATCATCAAATTGAACTGTTCCAGTTCCACCAGCCATCGCAATCTTTTTAAGTTGGTCGATTACTTTACCACCACTTTCTTGAAGTGCTTCTAACTCTTCTTCTAATGATTTACTTTGATTTCTAAGTTTCTGTTCTAGTTTTTGTTGTCTTCTCTTCAACAGACGTGCGACAAACTCCCTGACATCCTTTCGTCTGCCATCATACTTTTTCTTTTTTCTAATAGGAGGTTCATCTGGAGGAAGTCCAGCTATAGCACCACCAGTAGCACTATTTGTGGGAGCACCACCAATCGAGTCTTCCCACATACTATAGACATCTTTTTTATCCATTATAATTTATCTAACTCTTGTAAACAGAACTCATCAATTTCAACATTGGGCATACTACTTCCATCTACCCTGTTTAAAAATACCAGAATAGATTTTAACGAAGACCAATATTCTCTTTCTAATTTGAAAAACAATAAAGGTGTTCCAGCATCACCAAAAATATTATAGATTATAATTATATGATTTAATAAGAGATGAGTTTTAAGATCACCAGTCTTGATATACTTTTTTAGTAATCGTTTGATGTACTTGAATCTTTTCAGATCCTCATAAAAATCATCTCTGGTCGAACAGTGGGGATTATCATAATGTTTTATAGCGAATAATAAAAAATTATTTTCATTCAATTCAGTAAATTTCATATAATATTAATTATCAGGAAACGAATGTTAGAGTTGCAGCATTAGATGTAGCTTCTGCAGCACCCTTAGATGTGGTGATCTTAACTCTATACTGGTTACCGGTATTAGCAGCAAGTTGTCCAGTTAGTGCTAGAGAAGCACTGGTTGCACCTGAGACATTAGCGAAGCGACCAGAAGTACTGGTTCTCTTCTGCCACTGATATGCAAGAGTACCGGATGCAGATGCAGTCGCGGCAACAGTGAACGTTGCACCACCAGAAGATGTATTCTGGTTAGCAGGTTGAGTACCAATGGTGATGGTCTCAATAACATCTGCTGCTACTGTATCGTCTGCGTCGTCACCAGCTGCAGCTGCAGTTGCATGAACGAATGCAAGACATTCTGCCTTATGACGGGTTCTACCAGAAACGTCAGTATACGTTCTATATAACCACCAACCAGGACCAGTGATACCACGTGCTTTATTTGATGCAACATCTTTCTCAGTGCTGTCAACAAAGATAAGTTGATAGTCAGTGATTGAATCTCCACCTTTGACTACGAACTCAGCAACCTTTTTAGGTGGAGTGCGGCGAACTGCACCAGCAAGACCTGAATTGGTCGCTGCTACATATCCTTTATGCAATTCAATTGCGGTTGTGCTTGTTACTGTTCTTACGATGTATGCAACTCCACCGAGTTCTAAAACATCACCTTCTTCTACTGTATCAGCAGCGTTCTTGGTGACAGTAGGATCGTTTTGTGTGACACCTACATTGTTTGCAAAAGTTGCGGCATCGATGGTTCCAAAAATTGCCATTGGTCTCCTGTATAAATTTAATTCCTAAACTTATTTATAACAAAGGGGGCGTATAGCCCCCTAAGTTACTATTCATCTCTAGTGAGAATTGCTTTTTCAACTACTGCTAGTAGTTGATCATCCATGTCTGTCTTGGTTAACTTAACTGCTTTAGCAAGTATAACAAGACAGATCTCAACCATCTTCTCACCAAGTTCTTCATTTTCTGGAATTTTATTAACAGCATCTTTGATAATTCTCGATGCAAGGGGAAGTAAAATTGAAAGCATTATCTTATAGCATAGGTATCAATTATTTATCCCCTTTTATTTTATATCAGGATTCTTTAGGTTTTGAAAGTTTTTTGAAATCAGAAAGTGATTTCTTTTCTTTCTTTCTCTTAAGAGTAGTGTTCTCAATCTCTTGACCATAATCAACAGAACGTGAAGACATATCAACTTCTTGAATATCTTCAGTCTCTTCCATATGCATGTCAGTTGGTTTTTTCTTGGTGGTAGCTTTTTGTTGGAGAGCAAGTTTCTGCTTGTTAAGCATTAGTTGTTTTCTCTGGACTTGTTGCTTTTTAGCAACTTCAGCATCTTCATTAACCTTCTTGACTTCAGGGTTGATAATTACATTACCTTTCTTTTTACCTTTAAGTTCAACAACCGTTTCATCAAGTTCTTCATCCTCTTTAACACAATTAGGAACTACTTTTCCATCCTTGGTTTTAGTACCCTTTGCTTTATATCCTTTCCAGCAAGTAGAAGCACCAACATTCTTACGTGCCTGTTTCATACTCTCAACAATTTGATTTTTCTCATCGTTGATTGCATGTTCATGAACACCTTCCTTAATAGAGATCAAGTCTTCTACGGATACATTCTCCTCAATACCATGTGAGAAAAGAACATCATAATGTGAGACATTTCCATTCTCATCAAGTGAATGCATCTCAGGCATACAATCTCCAACACCCCACTCAGCATGTTCAACTGTAGAAGAACAATTGTGACTTACTTTATAACCTTTACCTTTACAATCATCACATCCTTTACCACTACACTTCTTACATTTTACTTTACCTTCAGCAATAGAAGATAAAGAATCAGAAAGATTTACTTCTTCTTTACGGGTGTCCTTACCGTCTGCTTTCTTACCCTTTGCACGTTGGATAGCATTATGAACTACACCAGCGTGTTCTTTTGAACCAGACTCAATCTTACCATCGCCATCATAGTCTTTCTTCTCTACAACGACTTCTTCATTGGTACTCTTCTTAGAAATGATAGCTTTATCGCCATACTTTTTCTTAAGATTAGCAGATACCTTATCGAATGCAGACATTCCACTCGATGGTTTCTTACCGGCAGTATTAGGTTTACCTGGTGATTTGTTATAACGATTGTTACCATCAACACCACCACGTTCCATACGGCGATCCTTCAGTGAATCTGCACCTTCCTCACTAACAACCTCTTCTTTCCTTAGACTTGCTTTACGTCCTGCAGGATTTTGAATTGCAATTCTACGTTGCATCTGCTTGTTAGTTTCTTTCTCATTACCACCAGAGGCTGCTCTCTGTTCTTTACCATAAGCTTTATTAGCCTGGCGTGCCATCTTTTCTTTAGGAAGTGGTTGATATCCTTCTACTTCTACCTCTTCCTTCTTCATCGACTTCTGTTTCTTCTCAAGTTCATTTTTCTTGAGAACTTTATCTTTAATCTTCTGTTTGAGTTCTGGACGTGAAGAAACTCCATATACACCAGCGGTAGGAGCACTAAACTTACCTCCCTGATTATGAATCGCAACATCCATATATGAAGTAGAAGCTTCATCTAAAACATGCATAGCATAATTTAGAGTAACACCATGAAGATGTTCCTTTAAATAAGCTTCTGTTAATTCTTCATCAGAATTATACATCTTAAGTCCTTGTTCAACACATCTTTCTGCACGAAAAAGTTGAGAAGGGTCTAAGGTAATAAACGAGGCAATTTTAGATAGGTCCATTAGATATACTTGTTTTAATACTATTTAGTGGTCTTTTTCTTTACAGATTGAGTGACTGGAGGAGTTCCAGGTTCGGGTACAGGCTTACCTGTAAATGACTGTACCTTCTCTCCGGGAGTTAGTTGTTGCAATGCAATACGATAGATATCAGTACCAACTTCATAGTGAGCTTTTTCACAGATATTATCTAACCATTGTCTAAAGGTTCTACCTT